GGACTGCAGCAGCGAATGGGTTGGCGGCCAGATTTCCAATTGCACCGCAAAGCCTGCGTTGTGAAGCTTGGGCGTGATCTCGTTTTGACAGGAGCCATCGACTCGTTCAGTCCGAGCCTCTCCGCCCGCCAGCATACGATCTCGGTAGTCGGGCGCGGCAAATGTGCGGACCTGGTGGACTGCAGCAGCGAATGGGTTGGCGGCCAGATTTCCAATTGCACCGCAAAGCAGATCGCGGAGAACTTGGCGGCGCCCTATGGCATCAAGGTCTTCGGAGACGACTATGACGACTACGTTGTGCCGCAGATGAACCTCAACTACACCGAGACGCCGGCGGCAGTGTTGGACAGTGTTCTGAGATACCGGGCGCTCTTGGCCTTTGAGGAAACAGACGGCAATCTACGCCTCGCCAACGTGGGCTCGACGCTCAGTCCCTCCGCGATCGAGGAAGGCCAGAACGTGCAGGCCGCCAGCATCGATTTCCGGCTAGACCAGCGCTATTCGGAATACATCGTCATGACGCAGAGCATGGACGTGTTCTCTGACACCGGGGACATTTGGCTGCAGGAAGGACGGTCCGTCGATTCTGGCGTCGGTCGCCATCGCCGCAAATTCATGATCAGTGAAGCCAGCCGCAGCGGGTTGAACCTGGCCCAGAAGCAGGCGGATTGGGAGATGAAGCGACGAGTCGGCCGCTCGGCGGCAATCCGCGACACCGTCGACAGCTGGCGGGACTCCAGCGGCTTCCTATGGGACATCAACACCCTGGTGGCAGTGAATCTGCCAACGCTGAAGCTCATCAACAAGGTATGGCTGATCACCGCCGTAACGTTCAGCCGCAACCTGGCGACCGGCACGACGTGCGACCTGATCATCATGCCGCCTGACGCCTTCAGCGTGCCGCTGCCTGCCCCGCTGCCGAACCGGGACGTTCTTGAAGCCCTCAGCGGCACCCCATTGGAGACGAAATGAGCACAGACGATATTCTGAGCGGTATCCAGTCGATCACTACCTCAATCGGTACCGGCGTCAACACTGTCACCCGCGCCGCTGCGGACTTGGGCGTCGGACTGACGAAAGCGTCATTCGTCGACAATCTGAAGCCGGCGCGCTTTGCCGGCGTTGACTTCGCCGTACTGGAAGCAGAAAGCCAATTCGGGCGGCGCAACATGCTGCACGAGTATCCGAACCGGGATCAACCCTGGGTTGAGGACCTTGGCCGCTCCCCGCGCGTCATCAACGTGAGCGGGTTCATTGTCGGGGAAGACATTGTGTTGCGGCGCGATCGCATGATTGCCGCAGCCGAGGCACCAGGAGATGTCCGCGAGCTCAACCATCCAACTTATGGTTTGCTCCGAGTGAACTTGCTTGGCCCGCTGGTGTTTCGCGAGGTATGGGACAAGGGGCGCGTATTCGAACTGCGGTTCTCCTGCATAGAAGCCGGATCCAAAGTCTTCCCATCGGCAACCGCAGCGACTGCTGATGTGGTTGCCGCGGCATGCAGCGACACCCGGACAGCCGCAGCGACCGACTTCGCCGCACAGGTCGGGCCTGCGCTCAAACAAGGGGCGGCAGTAGTTCAGCAGGCCGCCAATACTGCGGCGCAGTGGTCCCACAAAATCCAGAACCTGGCCAACGACGCGACGAACCTGCAAAACGGTGTTGCCAGCCTGGCCGGACAGCTTGGGCGCTTCGCCGGCGGCCGCACGAAAGGCGGCCTCGTGGCAGCAGCCGCAGGCCTCGCGAGTAGCTCGAGCGTAACCGTTCAATCACTTATCGCCACGGCTGCCAAGGCAAGAACCGCCGTATCGGGCGCTGCATCGGCGCTGTCGTCTGCCGCATCCAACCTGGGGAATTCATGAGCACCGCTATCGACTTCGCCACAGCAGCCCAAACGCTGCTCTCATCCCTGACGGCAGCCACCTCGGATCCCGCCGATGCGATTCGCCTGCTGTCGCAGCTAACCGGTTATAAGCCGGTCAATGGAACAAGTGCATCTCCAATCGGCCAAGCCATGGGAAGCATGCAAGGCGCCACAAACGATCTGTTCCGGCGCGCCGTAGTAACGGAGATGGCGCAGGCAGCAACAACCTATCAGCCCGCATCGGCGGATGACGCGGTACGGATCCGTGATGTGGTCTGCGCAGCCCTCGACGCGGAGATAACCCTGGCCGGCGACCAGCACCAGGATGCGACCTTCAACGCACTGCGCATGCTGCGTGCGGCAGTGGTGCAAGACCTGACTGTCCGGGCCACAGGCCTGCCAAACATTGTGACGGTCACCACACCAGGGACAATGCCCGCCCTCGCACTGGCGCAGCAACTGTACCGGGATCCGAGCCGTGCCGATGAACTGGTAACCCAGGCCAATTGCCCGCATCCGGCGTTCATGCCGACAAGCTTCAAGGCGCTGTCCAAATGATCAAGCTGGACATCAAGACGAACGGGCGCGACGTAATGGCCAAGATCAAGAAGTTCGCCTCCGACCTCGAGATCAAGGCAACCGTGCGCGCCCTGAACAAGACCGCTGAGCAGGCCCGGACAGAGGCATCGGTTCAGGTTCGCACTGCCGGCTTCAACATCAAGGCTAGCGCCATCAAGAAGTCCTTCACGATCCAGAAGGCCAGCGCAGGCAGATTGCTGGTGGTGCTCAAGTCCACGGGCGCACCCATCGGGCTGATCAACTACGGCGCTCGCCAGACCAAGAGCGGCGTCAGTGTGCAGGTGAAGGGCGCGCGGACGATCCTCCGACATGCATTCATTCGCACGATGGGCAATGGCCACAAAGGCGTGTACGAGCGCGTAGGAGCAGCGCGGACCAAAGGGGCGAAGCAGATGGTCAACGGTCGCATGGTGCGGGCCAACCTACCAGTCCGTGAACTGTTCGGCCCATCCATCCCGTCAGCCCTGGCCAACGAGGTAGTGCAGAACGCCATCATCGCGAAGATGAAGCAGGCCTTCCCGAAAATCCTTGAGCACGAGATCAGTTTCCTGATGAAGAAGAAATGAGGCCAGCACATGCGCACAGTCTTCAGGGATGCACCAAAAAAGGGCGCGGGTCCTCCGGGGAGGGTCTGACCGTGCGGGGCATAAAACCCGCAAATAATCCCTAGCTACAAACTTTTGAAATTTGGGTAACAAGCCCTCAAGGAGTCAGGAATGGAACTGCTAAATCAGGCCGCATACGCGAAACACCAGCGCGTCAGTCGCAAAGCTGTCACGAGCTGGAAGAAGCGCGGCTGGCTCGTGTTCGATGGGGATATGGTCGACGTCGCCGCGTCGGACGCCCTGGTCAAGAAATACCGACGCGGGGGAGGTGAAGTTGTTACCCAATCTGTTACCCAATCCAAAGGTAACAAGTCGGGTAACAAGCCGAAGCCAGCGATCGAGGTAGCGCCAGGCGAAACGACTTCCGAGGCCGCCGACCGTTTGTCCGATCACCTGGACTGGTCGATTGACGAAGCCAAGCGGGTCAAGGAGACCTATCTGGCCCTGCTCAACCAGCTTGAGTACGACCAGAAGTCCGGCCTGGTGGTACCGGTCTCCGAAGTGGTGGGGATGGTAGGTAAAGAGTACGCCATGGTCCGGACAAAGCTGCTGTCAATCCCGTCCTCACACGCGCCTCAACTGCATCGGTGCAAGACCGTCACCGAACTGCATGATGGCCTTCAACGCGTGATCACCGAGGCACTGGAAGACCTTGCGCACGACCAAGTGGATTAGCTCAGTGAGGTGGGAGCCCCAGCACCGGGTGGGTCAAAACGGGTGCATCTGCCGACGGGGGCTGATCTGGAACCTTACCTGATCTTGTGGCTACGTCAGGTCCAGCAGCACCGGGCGGCAGAAATGGTTTAAACCGGTCGCATTAAGGCGGCACGGACGATCGATATTCTTGGAAAGGGCAGGGAAAATGGGGAATCCAACAAATACTCCGGCGGTGGAAGTCAGGCATGACGGCAGCTTCATTGTTGCCGAGCCCAATTCACGTATCTCGCGTGATGGGATCACGTTGTCTGGCGGAGCGAGGATCTATTCAGGAACGGTGCTGGGCCGAAAAATGAGCGTCGTCGCGGCCGCGCTGAGCACCAACACCGGCAATGGCACCTTCGGCGCAATCTCTGCCGCGGTCGGAGCCGTGCCAGGCGCTTTCACCGTCGAGTTCGACGATCCGACGCACTTCGTTGTCAGCGACCCGAACGGCCAGGAGATTGGCCATGGCACCACTGGTGCCGCATTCAACGCGGGCGGCATTGGTTTCACC